GCACGGCCTCGTCAAGGGCGGCGTCATTGAACTGCCGAACAGCAGCACACGGGATCTCGCCGGCGAAACGCCGGTGGGCGGCGACTGTTTCCGGGTGCAGCGCCCGAGCCAGGCGGCGGTAACGACCTCATCAGCGGACGCCGCCGAAGGCATGGAATGGAGAAACTATGGCCTGATTTACGGCAGCCAGCACATTCTCTACGGCGTCGCGTTGAACGAGCTTTCCTGGCTGTACATCGCTGATGACGAGACGGTGTGGCGCGTCCAATACGCCAATGGCTCGGGCGATCTCACCTTTACCCGCTTCGGCCTGCTCGGAGAAGATCCAGCCGCCGTGGCGCAGACGATCAGCCTGTCGGGGACGGATACCGGCTATATCACGCGCTGTCTCGACCTCACCGCAACAGGGTCCAAGGCGCTGATCGGTTCGACCGTCGAAAGCGTCTACTACATGGCCAGCCGGGCAGCAGCGAACATCCTCGGCGGCGTCTATCTGATCGAGATCAGCGGCACGCCACCGGCCGCCTCGGCGACCTTCACCGTATTGGCGGACGAGGAGGCATGCCGCGGGACGGCGAGCAACACGCGCAGCGTCTATGCCGAACGCTTCACCACCGTCGCCGCGCCCGATCCATCAAGCGGCTTGCCGTGGCCGGATACATCGACCTATGAGCAGGTTGATTGGGATTATTCCTATGCGACCGACAGCGGTGATCCGAACACGGCACCGGCGCTGCCGTCCGGAAAGTATTACACCTACAGTAACGGCATGGGCGGCGTCTATCTCACCGCCTCCTGGATTGTGGCCATTGCCAGCCCTGTCGATCTGATCAATGGCGCGGCGGCAAGCGGCGGCACATATACCTATTCTGGCGCGAAACAGAAAACCGGCGTCGTCATCGGCGCGACCTTTGCCGGCGGCGCCACGGCGCAGCTTGTCACCGTCGATATGAGCCTGACCGATTCCAACAGCGGCCTTGCCATCACGCGGGAAGGCACGCTGGCGCTCAAGATCGGCGCGACGTCCATTGAGACGTTGAATTTTGCCAGCACCTACGGCGACGGAACCTACACCCTCAACCTGGGCGACATCTATACCAACACCAGCGCGGCCTCGTTGATGGCCGGATTTGCTGTGCTCGACATCTTCACCGACGACACCCACGTTCTGATCGCCGGGCCGGGTACAGGCGAAACCATCGAGGGGTTGAATTCCTCGGGGGAGCTGGCCTATGGGGCGTATTCCGGCCAATGGCTGACCCGCTTCATTCCGGTGCGATACAGCAGTAATGCGTACGGCTTTCTCTACATCCGCGGCGCCGGCTGGACGCTGACCCCGTGGAACGAAAACGACGGCCTGCTCTCACAGCGGCACTACGCGCGCTCAGTCTTCGGTGGCGCCCGCGACGATCTGACCGTGCCAACACGCAGCATCAGCGGAAGTTACAACCAGCCGCGCCAGCGCCTGGGGTTTGCGACGGTGCAGCCAGTGACGAACGTGCTTGAACTGAGTGACGAAGAAGTGGTGTTCAAGTAGGTTTTCCCGGTTGTACTTTCCGAGGTTGCCCGCTTTTGCTTGTGGTATGCTCGAAAAAGAGCCGAACGGTTTCTCTCTCTGAATTGTTGCCAAACCCAACCTTTTCAGAGAGGCACCATGAAAGACCAACAGCGCGCAACCGTCCTCACGCCTTCGGCCATCCGCCACCTTCTCCGCGTTACCGAAGCCACCAGTCGCCACCCCGAGCGAGACGCGGCTATCCTTCTTCTCGGCCTGTCCTGCGGGATGCGTTGCACCGAGACGGCACAAATCACCATCGCCGACCTAATGTTTCCGTCAGGCAAGCTACGGCAGGAAGTGAGTTTGAGAGCGGCCATCACCAAGGGCTGCAAACAGCGGTGCGTCTATCTCGCATCACCCAAGCTGATCGAGGCGCTGGAACGCTATCTATCCTTCCGTGTCGATCATGGCATTGGAACCTTCCCCGATTCTGAAAACCTCGCCTATCGTGGACTACGTCCCGATCTGCCGCTATTCGTGACGAGGAAGGGCGCGAAATTCGAGTTGAACGTCAAACGACGGATTCTCGAAACCGGCGAATACCGCGAGTATCTGGCCGCTGATTCGCTCCAGAGCTACATCACGCGCCTGTACAAGAAAGCCGGAATCAAGGGCGGCAGCAGCCACTCAGGCAGGCGCACGTTCGCCACGAGACTCTATTCGCAAACCTCAGACATGGACGTTGTGCAGCAGCTTCTCGGCCATGACTCGCCGGACTGCACCATGCGGTATATCGAGTGCGATCCTAGGATTCTTCGCCAGGCTTTCGCGGATGTGATTTAGTCGGCTTGGCCTTGTCGATGAGCGCACGAAGCCAGGAAAGGCCGAACTTGTCGATCTTCTCCCATTGCGCTGGAGATAGCCTGATGGATCGCAGCACAAGCCTTTGTTCGGGCTGGATAGCGGGCCTTCCTCGTTTTTTCTTCTCTTCCATGCCGCGCAGTATAGAGCATTTCATGTATTACTTAAAGTATTACAAAAATTGCTTGATTTATTCGATTTTGTGTAGCACAATAAATCAACGGGTGAATGCGCAGGCTGATGCGCAGCGAGTCGCAGCAGTGGCTTAGATAAGCAGTTCGCGGCATAGAGGCGCCACAAGTCGGAGATCAGCACCGACCACCCGCCAACAACGAAAGGAAAGCGGCTTGAAACACGTAGTCTTACATTCAGGTGGGCATTCGTCAGGTCTGGTCGCCATTGAAGTATGCCGGCGATTTGGCACTGAGAACGTGACGCTGTTGAATCACGACATCCCTGCCTTGGTTGAGGCTGCTGACATCAAACGCTTCAAGCGAGAGATTGCCGATTACGTCGGACTTCCGATCACCTACGCCAATCATCCAGACCCGGAGGCAAACCAGTTCTCTGTCTGCATTCAGGCCAAGGCGTTCAAGGTCGATAACGGTCCCGAGCTATGCACGTCCCGCTTGAAGACCGAGCCGTTCATGCGCTGGCTGGACGAAAATCACCCGGAGAAGGATTGCATCATCTACTACGGATTCGACAAGAACGAAATGCACCGCGTCCAGCGTCGATCCGTAATCATGGGGCTACTCGGGTTCAAAACTGAATATCCTGTGGCGCTGTGGCGTGAGAGGACGATCCGCCAGTCAATAGAGGTTGGCATTGCAAAGCCGCTTGGCTACAGCCAGTTCAAGCACGCGAACTGCGCAGGATGCCTAAAGGCCGGATGGCAGCACTGGTACGTGATCTATTGCACTCGGCCAGACATTTGGGCAATGGGCAAGGAAGCCGAAGAAATCATCGGATACGCTATTCACCACGAAGAATCTGGCCCGGTGTATTTGGAAGACATGGAATCGAAGTTCGCTGCAATGCAGTGCGCTGGTGTTCCGGCCACAGAACATATTCCACATCAACGGTTTTGGGCGAGAGCCGCAAAGGTGATAAATATTTCTGTTCAGCCGAGCCTTTTGCCGTGCGCGTGCGCTGCTTAATAGAAGGTAAAAAAATGAATACTTGGATAAGCGTTGAAACATTCTGGGCGCGTATCTACTTGGCGGGGAGTATCGATGTCGCCAGGCAGGTCTGCATGGAAGAGTGTTTCCGTGAAGGGTTGTGCGTTACCGTTGAGCCATGCGACTACATCTACACAGGAGGGCAAGAGAGTGGGTATGTTGTCGGACTCATTAATTACCCGCGTTTCCCTTCCTCACCTGATGAAATCACCCGCCGCGCCAAGAATCTAGCCGTATCTCTCATGGAGAGAGGGTTCCAGCATTCATGCCTGGTGATGACCCCTAGCGCGACAGAGTGGTTGAGTCGTCGCCAGGATTCCAATTCACGTCAAACAACATAGGAAAGCGGTTATTTGTCGCCCTGCACGATGAATGCGCCTGTCTTCCGGTGGATGCGCAGCAGCCGCGTTCCGGCGCCCTTGGCAATCAGTAGCAGATCCACCGGTGCCGGCTCCGCGTCGAGTGACATTCCGCGGTGATACAGCACGATCCGCTCGAACGTCTCCGACACCAGCTGCCGCACCGCCATCCTCGCGTCGTAATCAAGCGCCAGCGCCGCTTCTGCCAGCGCGTGCCAGCGATCCGCGACGGCGGGGGTGCTCGCCTGGCCGGCGCGGGAAATATCCGCCTCGGCCAGCGTCTCGTCGCGCTTCGCTTCCGCCAGTTCCGCTTCCAGTTCGCGCGCCTTTTTGACGAAAGCGATCGGCGTCGCGCCGTCGTCAGCAAGCAACGCCTCCGTCACCCGCGCCAGTTTCTTCTCCGCCTCCGCGATCCGCGCCCGCGCCGAGGAACGCCGCGCCCGCGCTTCCTGCGCCGGGTCAGCGGAAGAATACAGCGCTGCCAAGTTCATCTGGTCAGAGCAAAATGCCAGGATCGCCCGCTCAACGGGCACCACCGATACGCTGCCGCCCACCGAGCACGCCCCCTCGTGGCTTTGACCGCCACAGATCAACCGACGATGTCCGTCCTGCGGGGTGCCGTCGGATTTCCGTTTCCGTCCCATCAGGTTCTGGCCGACCACCGCCGCGCCGCAATAGCCGCAATGGAGCAGGCCGAGCCCGGTGATCAGGCCGGGGATTTCGCCTTTCCCTTTGCGCTTCACCCGCCGCAGCGACGCCTCCTCCAGCCGCGCATAGTCCGCCGGATCGAGTAGAGGAGGGTAATAGCCCGCCAGTGCGAATTCCTCCCCGTCGACCGCCAGCATCTTCGTCCCGACCAGGCAGGGATTTTTCAGCACCTTGTAGATCGAGGTTGTGCGTCCAGGTAGATGCGCTTTGTCGATCCCTATCTCGCCGAGTTTCTTGATGATGTGTTGCGCGCCGTGCCCTTCAAGAAACAACTTCACCGCCGCGCGCATTGCCTCGGCGCGCTCAGGCACAAGTTCAAAACTGTTCCCTGTCCAGCGCACCCACTGCGGGTCTTTCCCGTTGCGGATGATCCCGCGATACGTCCCGGCCTGCCAGGCGAGGCACAACCGCCGGATTGCCGCCTTTACGCGCTTGCTCTTCGTGTCGGACTCTTCATGCGCACGGATCATCACCAGCAGCGAATAAACAAGGTCCATCGGCTGTTCCTTCAGCCGTTTCCTGTTGTACTCCTTGCCATCGGACGCGGTGACGACCGTGATTCCCGCATTGACGATCTGCGCGAGCTGCGCCTGGGCCAGCACCGGCTCGGCACGCGACAAACGATCCAGCCCCTCGACCACCAGCACCGAGCCGGCGGTGATCGTCCCCGCATCGACCGCCGCGAGAAACGCGCCAAGGGCGCCTTGCTTGATGTGCTTCTGGTGGTAGGCCGATAATCCCTCGTCACGCAGCGACAACGAGGCATCGAGTACCATCCCATGATCGCTCGCCCACCGCTCGGCATAGGCAGCCTGCCGGTCCGCCGACGACCCGGCCGCCTGTTTTGGATCCGAGAAGCGGAGATAGCTGTATACTCGTCCTTTGTCCATTTCTGCAGTATTTCATGCACAAACCAAAAAGTATAGGTGTAGTCTCCCTCGGGTGCCTGAGGGAGTGCCAATATATACCGATTCATTAAGCATAACAAAAAAGTAAAACCCCAGTAACGACAAGCGTTCTGGGGTTTTTTAAGGCGAGACTGATTTAAGCTGCGGTGGTCTTCTTCAAGCCAGTGGGGGTCGTGCTCACGCGCAGATGGCCTTGCCCGATCCAGAAGTTTTTGAAACACGTCATAGCCACATTCCACGCCTCCTTCGCTACAGTCGGTGAGTCGTCGATGACGGTTCCGGCTTCGTCGATGATGGCGAGTCGCGCCTTTTTTCCATTCGGGAGAGTGACGGTTAAGCCCTGGTGAAACACAGCGCTGATGGTGGCGCTGTCGAGTTGCCCGATCTTGATGTCAAACATAGTCGTCTCCTTATGCCGCGCGTAATCCCAGCCGTTCCACTTCCGCCCCGATCCTTACCGCGTCGATCAGCCCAACGGCCTGGCTCACCCGCAGCGACATCGCCTGCCGTTTGCAGCTCGTGATATTTGCGCGCACTGCCGCTAGGTCCTCTTCGAACACCGGCATGCCGTAGTCGAGTTTGTTGGCGAATTTCTCCATCGCGCCAGTTTCTGCAGTGATGCCATATTTCTTTTGCGCCAACTGGTGGAACTCGATGACACCACGTAGCGCGGCGGGCAGGTCGTAGATGTCTCCGGCGGATTCTTCGCGGAAGACAATCTGGCGGCCTACGGTATCGACGGTTCCGTCGCGTTCAAGACGATCCAGCACGGATTCGATCGGATGGAACACGGCGAAGATGCGCCAAGGCTGGTGTTTTAACAGCGGGTCGTAATGTCGGTGTTTCATGCGTCTTTCCTTGGGACGAAGATTACGTTTCTCCGACCGATCTTCATCCGTTCAGCGCGTTCCTCAAGCACCAGCCGAGTCAGGCTTAATTGCGCGGTTGCTCTGGCGAGGTTGTATTCCTGCATCACATCAGCAATGGTTATCCGGCCTTTTTTCTCCATGAGTTCCTCGATGCTGTCTAGTCGCTCAAGAAATGCATCCGTCGACGCATTTTTCCCTTGTCGAATCGTTTCCTGAACAAATCGGCATGATCCAGCAAGGCTGGCGAACTCTTCGGCGAAGCTCATCATGCGGTGATCTCCTCTCCGAGCAACTTGTCGAGCCTGGCCAACTTCTGCATGTAGGCCTTGGCGTCCTTTGCGTCGCTTTGCCCGCTGGCGACGAGGGCGGCCGCCTGCATGAAGCGCATGTCGCCGATAACCTTGCGGATTTCCTGGAGTTGGTCTCTGGTCAGCATGACTTCTCCACCATTGCCAACCCAGCTACGGCGCGGTCATACATGCGCTGGCACTCTTCGGTGCGCGGGTGGAGTAGTTCAGGGTATTTGCTCGCAATGTCACGATCGGAACGATCGACCGCCTCGCGCAACAGTTTGGCGAGCATTTCCACCTGCAATTCCAGCCCGCGAATCGTTACTGTCTGTGTATCCAGACGTTCAGCGGCTTCGGCAACTTCGTCTGGATCAACTGGTTTGTAGTTTTGGCGCAGAAGCTCGTCGGATAGCCGGTACAGCAGTCCGGAGTAATACTTGGACGGTTTCAATTTTCCCCCCGATGCAGGTTGCGAAAGATGAACATCGCCAGGCAGACGCCGACCGGTCCGCCGATCAGAAACGCGGCGATCTCGAAGCCGCTGGCGTCCGGCGCGAGCTTGTACAATGCGAGATTCCCAGCGCCGATGATGAAGCTGTTGGCGAACGCGGCCACATACAAGCCGTTGTTGACGAACAGCGACTGGGCGCCGAGCGCCATGACGAGCAGCAGCGTGGAGATGAAGAGGGTTAGGGCGGTCATCAAAAAAGAGTCTCCTGGTAGCCGAGCGGGGTTATCTTCCGGTAATAGAGCGGGCAACAACTCCAGCGCGGCGTGCCGTGCTCCCATTCATCCTTCCAGACGCCCGGTGCGATAGCCTGTAGCCCGTTGAGGTAATGAATGTCGTGATGGCCGTCCTTGATCGGTTCGCCGGTCGTCGGGTTGTAGCCGTACCGCTTGCACCACCACTGTTCCGGCCCATTGATGTCGGCTGGAATAACCTTGACGACCTCGAAGCAATACAGCTTCTTCGGAACAGGACGGATGAACGTCCCGATGCTTACGGTGTTCATCCTGCCATCCGATGCGTCGTGATTTCCCCGCCGGCCACCTTCTCCACCAGCTTGACGCCGTGCCCGGTCGGGATGCTCTGCTTTCCCTCCTGCGCCAGGGGGATGAAGCCGCTTCCCTTTGTTCCGCCGATCAGCTTCATGTGATCGATCTCCACCTTCGCCGTGTTGATGATCGTCTGCGCCACGTCGCTGATGGCGCGGGCGCGTTCGATCTCCATCGGCGCGTCCTTGTCCTGTAGCGCGTTGAGGGCGGCGAACAAGTGATCCCGTAGCGTGTTGATGTCAGGCATTAGCTTTACTCCTTCGATTGATCTGCCGGGTGATCGCTCCGCGCAGCTGCACGAGCTGGGCGATCTCCGGTCCGTAGTTGTGCACCGAGTTCCGTTTCATCAGCTCGGCGCGGTGGATGGTTTCCAGGTTGTCCAGGGCGAAATTGCGGTTGTTGCCGTCGATGAAGCGCAGCACGTGGCCGGGCGGAATCTCGCGTCCCGCGTCGCGCCAGACCAGGTGATGCACCGGCACCCAGTCGCGCGGCGGATAGCCGGTGTCGGTCATCTTCCGTTGCAGATAGCCTTCCTTGCTCACCCGTTCGCTGCCGAGCGGCTTGTAATTCTTCGGCAGGTGGCCTGCCTTGAATCGCGTTTCATGGGAGAGGCCGCCGCTGTCGAAGGCCTTGCCCTTGTTCCACGGGACCATGCCCGGTTCAAAGCAGCCGCTGTTGTGGCCTTTGGTCAGCCCCAGCTTGTTGACGTGGTTCTTCACTGCCGCTCTGGTTCGCCCGAGCTCTCGGGCAATGGCTGAGGCGGGCAGTGTGTCGTACAGTTCACGGAGCCGCGCATCGTCATAAGCGGTCCATGGCCATCCGGCGCGAATAGTGCTCATGCCGCCTCGACCTGCGGGAACAGCGCCAGATCAACAAACTCATACAACTGCTCCAGCGTGCCGTCGTTGATCAGCGTGTGATGCACCGGGATGCAGTCCATCTCCTGTTCACTGATGTGCGCGTTGTGGCGGGTGGTGTCGGCCTCGGGCCGGTGGATGCGCCAGACCTGCCCGCCGAGCCGCGAAATCAACGCGGCTTCCGTCCAGAAGCGCACGTCGGTAATCACGATGTCGCTGTCGCCCGCGTGCAGCGATTGCTGTATGCGCCGCTCCATCAGGTCGGTCCAGATCGTCTTTTTTACCAAACATCGGCCCCAGTCAGTGCCGAGCGTCTGCATCATCTGGCGCGGCGCCTTGCCGATCCAGTCGATCACCGTCTCCTTGTTTTCCGGCTTGAAGACGCGGTAATCCAGCCCGAACGCTGCCATCAGTGCATCGCGGATCGGGTCCGCGAAGGCCAGCATCGAGAAATTGTGCGCGCGGGAAAGGTACGCCCCCACGGTGTCCTTGCCGCTGAAGGCGCGGCCGGTGAGTCCGATGATCATTGCTCCTCCGTATGGATCAGCGCGGCACTCAGCAGCGCGAAAAGGGGTGACGACAAAAACCAGATGACGATCAGCAGGTCGATGGTCATGATTCCTCCGTTATGGGCGCCGCGACATGAACCAGGCGAGCCGCCACGAATAGTTCAAAACGTAACGAAACCGTAAGGCGATAATCACGCGGCGCATGGCGCAGCCTCCTTGACGCCGAAAGTGAATTTCGCCCAGCCGGCCGGGATGTGGCCGGGGTTGAAAAAAGCGATGCGGAACGGCCCGGTCTTGCTGTTACAGGGCACCATGCCGAGCCGCAGGGCTTCATCGACCAAGCTGTCGACCGTGCGCTCGGCGCAGCGGAAGGGGATGAGGATCGCGTCCATTACAGCGCCTCCTGCTGCGGGTATCCAAACACCTCAATCGGCTGGCCGCGCCGCTCGATCAGCACATTGTCTTCGGCGTCATTACGCACGACGCCGAGCTGCCCGTCGCGGGTCAGGCCGACCGTCTCGCCGGCGTCCATCAGTTCCCGCGTCAGTTCAAAGGCGTCCTCGCGCCAGAAATCGGCGGATTGCCGGGTGATGTCCAGTTCGTCTTCCAGCCGCTCGATCCGGTCGGCCTGCTGCGCACACAGGGTGCGCAGATGGTCGAGTTCCCACTTTTCGAGGCGGCGGCGAAGGTTGGTGATAGTTCGGTCGGTCATGGTTGCTCCTTTTGTTACTGAATCGCAGCAACGCTCAACGCTGCCCGGTGGCATTCCGTCGCACACAGCGCATTACCGCGCACGTCGAAGCGCTCGATACGCTTCTTTGCGACGATCTCGGCCAGAGCGGTGCGGGTGAGTTGTTCCAGATCCATTACGTCGCGCATGTTGGTTTTCTGTGGAAGATGCCGCTGCGCGCAGATGTCCGACTTCTTCCCGCCAAGAATCGGTTTGTAAATCGCATTCGTGCAGTCAGCGAAACCCTTGCCGCTCACGCCATGGCAGGCCAGCGTTGACGTCAGTTGGTTGCGGGCAACCTTCCCGGCCATCCGCTTGGCATGGCGCTCCTGGTCTTCCGGACTGGCGCGGTCGGCAATCTCTTCGGCTAGCGTCACATCGCCGGACTTGAATCGCGCGTAAACCTCATTGACCTGCATGTGCAGCGCCGGCGACAGATATTTCGCATAGGCCAGCGCAATCTGCCAGTGAGCGAATGTTCCTCCGCCTTTTCCTTTTGTTGCCCGGTAAATGTCCCGTTGCGGGACATTTAGCGTAGCTACAGCAAACTCGATGAACTGCGCTCCATCTTGTAATTTCCAGCGGCGCGGGTCACGTTTTCCTTCTGCGTGTCCGTCGCGTTCCGCAGCTGCGTAGATATCCGTCAGCGAAACCAGTCCAGTTTTATTGGTGCGGATTTTCGTTCCGCCGATGATGAGTATTTGTTCCATCGAATCTTCCTTTTCAGGTTCCGATGGTTAATAGTAACCAAAAGGTTATTTCTTCGCAATACCCAGATGGATACTGTTTCGAATATAAAAAAACCGCCGAAGCGGTTTTTTTATGAATCTCTCAGTTACTGTCCGTAGCACTCGCTGAAGTGGGCGTCTTCCGCTTCTTTCTGGCGGCGTTTCGCATCGTCGATCAATCCCTGGTGATAGCGCCATTTATGGGATTCATCCTTCGCGTCTTTGGCTTTCCTGAGAAGGTTGTCGCATCGTCGCTTTTTTGCAGAATCTGCGGCGTTTTGCGCTGCAGCCTGTTTGGTTCGTGCGAGCCGATCTACGGCAGCATCATAGTCATTTTCGTTTGAAAGCTGTTTTTGTCGCCGCGCGGAATCAATCGCTTGCTGTCGCTGCTCCTCGGTAACCGACGAATTGATGTTCAAGGCTTGTGCAGTCTTTGAGCACGGTCTTTCAGCGTAGATCGTTCGCCCGTTCTCTAAACACTTATAGACCTGGGCATAAGTTATGGTAGGGAGCAAAAAAAACATAAAAACAAAGCGTTTCATGGAATTCCTTCCATCTTATTCGATCAGCTCACTTTGGAAACCGGGCCTGTCAGGGAATAAGTGCTTTTTTCAGTTTCGCTTGTTCTGTCAAAGCAGGTTGTTTTTTCCACATCCACATGAATCCGTTGATGCAAAGAAACGCCAGCGACCCATTCGTGACAACTTTTTGGGTAGGTAATTCGTATTTTCGCGCTGGATCCGTCAGGAACAATGTCGACTCTCCCTGTGTCGGAAAGCAATGTCACAATGCCGACAAGTTGTTCATTGATCGTGGTGGCTGTTTCCGTCGTGGACTCAAGGATTGCGCGTAGCCGAATGATTTCATCCAGTCGCCCTTCCCAGCGTTTTTGTGCATCATCAGGGGCCGTCCATGAAAACTCCGCGGCTGTTTGTTCTTTTTCAACCTCGATCAGAAAATCGGTTAGTCCACGAGCAGCAGCGGGGCCGATTCTGTGGATTGAATAGAATAAGTCTTCTGACTTGGCGTTGAGCAGGTTGAATATTTCATTTAAACCGTCTTGGAGCGCCGAATCTCCGGCCAGATCGGGGGTGACGTTTCCTGTCAGGAAAAGACGGGTCGAGCCATAACCGATCGCGGCGAGCCGCAAATCAAGAATGCTGTTCCACGAGGCGGGGAGCCCATGTGAAAAATCTTTACCGTGGCGGATGTGATAGGCGCTGGCAGAGAGAAGTTTGTGCAATGGATCGGCGATCTTTGCCAAGAACCGCAGCGGGATCGCGCCTCGGTCCATGTGCTGTCCGACAAACCGCAGTTCCATGACTTCCTTGTTGCGCGCGGATTGAGCCAGGAGCAGATCATGACGAAGGCTGTCAAGGTGTTGTCGTTTGTTCTTCGCCACTAGGCGTGCGGCAAAATCAACGGGATGAGCACGTGCCTTTGCCTCATCTTCGGCCAGAAAGCCGGAGATGGTCTCGATCTGTTTCTCGATCCAGGCAATATTTTTCATGGCGCGCATTCTACGGCAGCAATCCCCTTCGGGGAGACTTCATCGTGGCAAAAACCAAATATGCCTTTCCAGTAGGCGGCGCGGTGAAACTCTCCGTGCTCTTCAACATAGACGTCTAAGCCGAAGCGCTCAAGCGCGGTCGGACGATCGAGTAATGCCTCTAATGCTGCTTCTTGTTCAGCGTTGAATGACTTAAAACTTTCAGGGAAGATAAAAACAGCAACATCAATATCACTCGGATCAGGTTTCGCTGTAGTAAATGATCCGTCAAGCCAGATGTTTGCACGGCATCCTGTGGCTATGAGCATTTTCAGGAAGACTGTGAGCCTAGCGAAAAGTTCTACACGCCGCGGAGTCGCTAGTGCTCCGGAAAGGGTTGATTTTTCGAGCTGGTCCAGTGTCATTGAGTGGATTCCTGGGGGGAACAGGGCTGGCCAGTCTGTCTTGCTCATTTTATTCCGTACTTTGCTTTGAAGGCGTCAAGGATAGGTTGAAGGTCGGCGGACGCGTCATCCGGGAGATCAGCAAGAGACTTCATCGCAGTTCGCTTTTCTTCGCTGCTCTTTTCGTACTTTTGTGCAATCTGGTTCGCTTCGTCGTTAGCCATTTCTTCTTTGTCTAGGGATCCGTAAGGTAGGCCGAGTCTGTTCTCAATATCTCGTGCCAGTTCTTCCCCTATGTCACGACTGTTTTCCGCGTCGGAAAACAGTCGATAGATTTGCGGGCGCTTTTTCCCAATTGCGTCAGCCAGGCGACCAGCTTTCCCGTCAAATTGCCTTTCAATAATGGCGCGGAGATTCCGGCGTCTGATGTTATGGGGTTTCATAGGCACATTATGGGAAAAAGGATACCCACGAGGTAAGCCCCCATGTGGGTATTGCAGGAAAGTACCCACATGGGTATTATCGCATTCCATGAAACTTAAAGACTTCATTAAAACGATTCGATCTGAAGAAGATCGGTTGGCGTTTGCTCGTCGCTGCGGAACCAGTTACGGCTATCTGAAGATGGTTTCCTATGGCGTAAAGCCGTGTGGACCACGCTTGGCTGTAGCGATCGAGCGAGAGTCCGAGAAACAAGTGACCAGGCCAGAGCTTCGTGATGACTGGGATCAGATATGGCCTGAGCTTGTACAAATGGAACGAAAGGCGGCATAAATCCATGTCGTCATATCCACTGGATTGCTTCACCCGTGCTCCCCTCCCTGGCGCGGTGACCTTGTCCGGCAGCGCTTCGGCGCTGGCCGGTTTTTTTGTTTCGACTGATCGGCTGTTGTTCATGAGAACAGCCTATTTTTTTTCCCAAGAAAAGTCTGTCCGTAGCTGTCCGTGAATCGAGGACAAGCACGTAATCACCCGGAGGCGGTATGCAGATGAGCCTGATACACGAGTCAATCACTGATGCATTGCGCGACGTGATAAACGCAGCTGGAGGGCCAAAGAAGGTAGGGGCAATGATGTTCCCTGAGCTTCCTATTGATCATGCAGCGGGGCGCGTCCGTGATGCGCTCAACCCGGATCGTCGGGAACGTTTCACACCGGACCAGGTGATGCTACTTGCTCGTATTGGAAGGCAGGTCGGATGTCACGCCATCATCACATTCTTATCTCGGGAGGCCGGCTACGCCGATCCGCAACCGATCGAACCAGAAGATGAAGTAGCGCGACTGCAGCGCGACTTTATTGAAGCGACAAAAGCACTCGGGGCGATGGCTTCCCGAATCGAACACATCACATCAACTTCGTTGCGGAGGGTCGCTTAATGGACTTCGCCGACCTTGCCTCCGAACGCGAAGAACTCGACCGGGATCTGGCGCTGAAGGCCGCACACAACCACGCGCCCGCCTTGCCAGCAACAGGCTGCTGCCACAACTGCGAAGCGCCGCTTCCAGAAGGCCTGCGCTTCTGTGATTGCGATTGCCGCAACGACTACGACTCGCGCCAACGCGCTGAGCGATTGAAGTAAGCCCCGTTCCCCTATTGATAAAGACGCGACGGTGATTATCAACGATCGTTTTTCACCAGTGAATGGGTCCTTCCTGGAGTTCTCCTATGCGGGTCATTCGCAGCCCGCGTTGGCGCTAGGTTGTGGGGCGTCAGCATAGTGAAACGGAATCTTCGGGCCGACATGCCGCTGGTCACCGAGTTCATCGATGCGATGCGTAAAGAGTTCGGTGTTGAGGAGATCAACACGCAGATAAAACGAGGAATGGCAGGCGAAGGGACGTTTTGGGCGTCAGAAAACGGAATCGAGGTCGGAAGCAGGCCTTGTGAGACACAGCAGGCGGGGGAGTAATGAAAATATCGGTGAGCGTTAAGGGATTGAATGCCTTGAAGGCCAGTCTCGGAAATCAGGCAAAGCAGATCCCGTTCGCGACGAGCAAGGCATTGAACGCGACGGCGAAGAAAGTCGCCGAGGCTATGCCCGCAGAGATCGACAAGGCGATCGACAGGCCGACGCCTTTTACCCGGCGCGGTGTTCGCGTGCTGAAGTACGCGAACAAGGCCAATCTGGCGGCGACGGTCGGCTTCATGGACGCTCAGGCAAAATACATGAAGTGGGCGATTGAAGGTGGCACACGTCCGGCTGATAAACGCGGGGTGCGGCTTCCGTCAGCAATCAAGGTTAATGAGTTCGGCAACATCCCGAAAGGGATCATCCATCAACTGGTCGCTGTGGCCAACAAGGAACGCAAGCTGGGCCGGGTGAAAGGTCGCCGTGTGGCGATCAGCAACAAGGTGGAGCTGTTCTACGGCGATCCGACCGATCAAAACGGGAAAGCCTATCCTCGCGGGATCTATAAGCGCGTGGCCGTCAATGGACGGCATCAACTGATTCCGATCGTTGTTTTTCCGGTGACGCCAGTGAAGTACGCCAAACGCTTCGATTTCGGTGCGAAGGCCCGGGCTGTGGTTGAGAAGGAGTGGGAAAAGCAGTTCAACGCTGCGCTGGCGGATGCGTTGAGGACGGCGCGATGAGCATGGCGATCAACTACGATGACGCCGTAGCGCAGATCGAGGCGCTCGGGCTGATCCTGGACAAGCCGCTGATGTTCGACAGCCGGATTCAACGCTGGCGCGTCGAGGGCGAGGATCACGAGAAACGCGGCTGGACGCGGCTGAAGGAATGGACCTCGCGGGCCGGGGCTGTTTATATCGTCGGCGTGTTCGGCGTGTGGCACGGCAACGACGACGGCAAGATCAAGATCGAACTGCCGCGCAACGATCCGGCGCGGCCGGCGCTGGCGCCGGAAGACATCGCCGCGATCCGTGCCGCGCAGAAGGAGGCGCAGAAGAAACTCGCCGACGAGCGCAAGGCCGAGGCCAAGCGGGCGGCACAATGGGCGGCGCTGGTGTGGTCGCGCTGCGAACCGGCGACTGATCACGAATACCTGACGCGCAAGCGGATTCAACCGCACGGCACGCGGATCATGGGCGCGTGCGACGACATTCTCCTCCCGGGCATCGACGACAGTAATTTCTACCGGCTCAAGCAGGCGGTCGGCGCCCTGGTGGTGCCGATGCACGACGAACACGGCAACGTGTGCGGCATCCAGTGGATTTTCCCGAAAGGGCATCCGCGCCGTGAGCAGCTGGGGCGCGACAAGGAGTTCTGGCCACGCGGAATGGCCATGGGCGGCACCTTCGGACTGATCGGGCACATCAAGCGGGACGGCATCCTGCTGATCACCGAGGGTTTCGCCACGGCGGCGACGCTGCACGAGGCCACCGGCCAGACAGTGGCGTATGCCTTCGCGGCGAACAATCTCGGCAAGGCAGGAAAACTGCTGCGCAAGACCTGCCCCCGGGCGCGGCTGCTGTTCTGCGCGGATGATGATTATCTTTCGCCAGGCAACCCGGGATGCACCGCCGCTGCCCAGGCGCACGGCGAGATCGAGGGCAGCGCGTGGACGAAACCGGACTTCACCGTAACTAGTGAAAGCGGTGAAACAGTCGATGGCCGGGGCGGGAAGAAGCTTTCCGACTACAACGACCTCGCGGTGCTGGCCGGCGTGCCGATGGTCGTTGCCAACCAGATCAACCAGACGCTCGACGCGCTGAAATGGCGGGATTCCCCCGCCTCTGGCAGCGTGCGCGCGGGGGTTGCCGATGCGGGGGGCGGGGGAAATCCGGAAGGCCGTCGCGCGGCGGTGTCGGTGCTGAGTCTCGATGAGGCGGTGGAGCGCTTCATCCCAATCGATGACGGCAAGGGCAAGGTGATGTTCGATTACTGGACGAACCGGCTGGTGATGCGCGACCAGATGATTTCCCTGCTGCCGGCCGGCGTGCGCGGCGACGATGTGAAGCGGCACCCGGTCTATATCTCGCGCGGATCGTATTACCTGGACGAAGTCGGGTTCGATCCGTCGGAGAAAGACCCCGGCGTCAAGCTGAACACCTGGAGCGGCTGGCCGATGAGGCCGAAGGACGGGGACTGCCAGCTGTTTCTCGACCTCATCGAATACATGTGCAGCACCGAGGACAACTCACGCGAGGTCTACAACTATCTGCTCGACTGGATGGCGCATCCGCTGCAGAACCCCGGCGCCAAGATGAACAGCGCGGTCATCATGCACGGGCCGCAGGGAACGGGGAAAAGCATGATCTTCAAGGCGCTGGCCTGCATCTACGGCAAGGGCCACCCCTACAAGAACTACTCGGTCATTCTCGACCAGCGTGCCTTGCAGGACAACTTCAATGCCGACTGGGAGAACAAGCTGTTTGTCCTGGCCGAAGAAGTCGTCAATAGCTCCGACAAGTGGTTGCTGAAAAACGAACTGAAAGAACTGGTCACCGGCGACCGTCTGCGCATCCGTAAGGTCTTCACCGATGCCTATTATCAGAAGAATCAGCTGAACATGGCCTTTCTTTCAAACGAAGGCCAACCGTTGCCACTGGATAACGACGACCGCCGGCACCTGGTCATCTGGACTCCGCCGCCGTTGCCAAACGAGACGTACAAGAAGGTCCAGGCATCGCTCGACAACGGCGGGCTGGAAGCGTTTTACTCCTTCTTGATGCGCCGCGACCTGTCGGCGTTCGAGCCGAAACAACGCCCGCCGGATACCGCCGCAAAGCGCGAACTGATCATGCAGTCCTCGTCGACCGACACGCGCTTTATCGACGACTGGAAAGAGGGTCTGCTCGATGTTCCTTTCTGCCCGTGTGGAAGCGAGGATCTATACGAACTATACAGCACCTGGTGCCGGAAGAACGGCGAGCGGTTCGTCATCCCGAAAAACCGTTTCTATGGCTTCGTTCGCCAGATGGAAGGGTGGGAAAAAGGCATTTATCACACTTTCGCCACCGATTACGACAAGCGATCCACCAAGAACCGGCGCATGGTCATTCCGTCGGACAAGGACATGGCCTGTAGAAGCGGGGGCGTCGACTACCGCAAGCCGCCTGCCGAGGACAAGAAGGAATGGCTGTCGCGCTGCTATTTCGCCTTCTCCAACGCGCTGGAGAAGACAAAACCCGGTTCATCGTTCATTCGGGAGGCCGCATGAACGATCGCGCTACGGGTAAAGCTACAGGTGGACACGGGTACAGGCTACGGGTACACGCCGCGCCAATCCTAGAGGCTACGGGTAGACACGGGTTGACGGGCGCGTGCGTACACGCACGAAGTGGATTAACGCGTGTGTCTTACGGGCGCGTATACGCATGTGTACCCGTGTCCACCCGTAGCGTCAGTAATATCAAGGCTTCTACCCGTGTCCACTACCCGTGTCCACCCGTAGTGCGACCCGTAGCGTCAGCGGAGATTCAGCTATGACCCCGGAAGTGCTCAGTCTTTCCGCCTTCGCCAAGTTGCAAGGTGTGCGCCCCAGCTACATTACCAAGCTCAAAGAGCACGGCCGCCTGGTGCTCACCAATGACGGCAAGCGCGTGCGCGTCGCCGAATCGATTGACCGGATCGCGCAAACGGCCGGTGGGCGGATCGATGTGGCAGCACGCCACGCATCACGCCGCGACGCTGGCGGGTCGATCGCTGCGCAGGATGTAGGCCAGGGTGCAGAAACAGAAAAAAACGCGCCAGAGGGCGAAGGCGGGGCCGGGAAGGATGTTCGGTTGGTGGATGCCAAGTTGCGCAAGGAATCCGCGCAGGCTGATCAGGAGGAGATGAAGGCGGCGCAGATGCGCGGCGACCTGATCCCGAAGGAGGACGTCGACGCCGCCATGCGCTTCATCGGCGGCGCCGTGCGCGCCGCGCTGGAAGTCTTCCCCGACCAGACCGCGCCGCTGGTGGCGCCGATCGTCTCGCTTGATGAAGTGCACGAGCTGCTGACGCAGGCCTGCCGCGATGCGCTGATGAGCGTCGGCGAGGCAATCGAGCGGCAGAAGGCTGAAATAGCGAAGGAGGGTTCCTAGTGGGATCGTGTCTGCCGCACTGCCTCACCGTCGCCTGGTCGGCCATGGTGCCGCGCCGGGCACTGACCGTCTCCGAGTGGGCCGACGAGCACCGCGTGCTGACCGGCAAGCAGTCCGGCGAGCGCGGGCGGTGGCGGACGCGGCGCACGCCGTTCCTGAAGGAAATCATGGATTGCCTGTCGTCGACTAGCCGAGTAGCGGACATCTGCGTGATGAAGTCCTCGCAGGTCGGCGTCACCGAGGCGACGGTAAATTTCATCGGCTACACCATGGAACACGCCCCGGCGCCGATGATGGTGCTGATGCCTACACTGGACTCCCGTGACGCGTGGAAGGTGCAGAAGCTCAATCCGCTGCTGCAGGAAACGCCGGCGGTCCGTGATCTGCTCGGCGGTCAGCGTTCGCGCGACGCCTCGAACAGCAAGGACATGATCGACTTTCCGGGCGGCGTGTTGTTCCTGGCCGGCGGCAACAGCCCGAACAGCTACGCGCAGCGCTCGGCGCGCTTCATTGTCCTCGACGACCTCGACCGCTTTCCGCCGGAGGTCGGCAGCGAGGGGGATGCGGTCAAGCTGGCGGCGGGTCGGACCAAGGCCTTCCCCCGGGCGAAGCGGATGCTGATCAGCACGCCGACGGTTTCCGGCGAATCACTGATCGAGCGGGAATGGCTGCAGAGCGACCAGCGCCGCTACTACGTGCCGTGCCCGCATTGCGGCGAGTTCCAGCCGCTAGAATGGGGCTCGCCGGAAACGCCGCACGGCGTCAAGTGGAGCACGGTCGACGGCGCCATCCTCTCGGCCTGGTACGTGTGCCGCGAATGCCATGGCGAGATCCTGGAGCATCACAAGCCGGCGCTGCTGGCTGGGGGGCGCTGGATCGCCGAGCAGCCGACGTCGGTGAAGCGCGGCTATCACCTGACGGCGCTGCTGGCGCCGGTGGGCCTCGGCCCGTCGTGGCTCGATCTGGCGCGCGAATGGCAGGATGCGATCAAGAGCCCGGGAACGCTGCGTACCTTCATTAACACACACCTGGGCGAGCCGTGGGTTGAGCAGGGCGACCAGGTCGAGGCGACCGGGCTGATTGCGCGCTGCGAGGACTACGACGAGCTGCCGAAGGGGCTGGCTCGCACCGCCGGTGCCGACGTGCAGAAGGACCGCATCGAATGCACGATCGCCGACTGGCACGCGGGCGAGGAATGCTACGTGCTGGAGCATTTCATCGTGCCCGGGGATACCGCGCAGCCCGAAGTGTGGGCGTGTTTCGGCGAGGAACTGCAGCACTGGGCGCCCGAGGCGCTGGCCGTCGATAGCGGCTACAACACGAGCATGGTCTATGCCTTCGTCGAGAAGAGGCGCTGGGCTTTGGCTGTCAAAGGTGTTCCGGGCCCGGGGCGGCCGATCGTCGAGGATGAGAAAGCACGGCGGCAGCGCCTGCGCCGGCAGCGCAAGAAAGGCATCACCGTGCACATGGTCGGAGACGATCAGGCCAAGGCGCTGATCTATTCGCGGCTGAAGATCGATCAGGCCGGGCCGGGGTATATCCATTTCCCGCGCGATCCGTCATTCGATGACGAGTATTTCGCGCAGCTCACGGCGGAAAAGCTGGTGACGAAGATTCGCGGCACGCGACCGTATGTTGAATGGGTGCAGACCCGGCCGCGGAATGAGACGCTGGATTGCCTGAAGTATGCGCTGGCGGCGCTTCGGCTGGCCGGAATCGATCTGAAGCAGCGCCTGGCGTCCATGGAGATTGAAGCGGCATCGGCCGTGGTGTCGCCTGTTTCTGGCAGAGGCATTACCCTCTCCGGCTGGAAGCGAGGCGCCTGATGCGGGTGGATCTGGTGCGCGAGTTGATCGACCGGATAATGGCCGCCAGCCAGCGCGAAGGGACGCTGACGGAGGCAATCGCGATCGAGATCGAGCAGCAGTTCCGGCAGGAATACCGCGGCGCGGTGTGCGAGATTCACCCGTCGCCGCGGGCGATGCTGCCGCAGAAACGGGAGGCCGTGACGGCCGCCTACCTAGCCGGCCAGCCGGTCGACGAGATAACCCGAGCCCACGGCGTGAGCCGGGCAACGTTGTATCGCTACCTGAAAAAATAGCCACGTCTCATTTTCCCCCTGAATTTGAGACAGCCGACCCGGTACGCTCTTGCCATACTCAGGAGCGCCCATGGCCGGAATCACTCTCGAACAAGCTCAGGCAAAGCTCGACGCCTATCTCGCCGCCGAAGCCAAGATCCTGCTCGGCCAGTCCGTGATGATTGACGGGGAATCGCTCACCCGCGCCAATCTCGACCTCGTGCAGCGCGGCGTGGTCCTGTGGGACCAGCGCGTCAAGTCGCTGTCCTCCGGCGCCAGCGGGCGCGGACGGATGCGCACCATCGCGCCGCTGGGCTGACCAATGGCACAAAAACTCCCGTTGATCGATCGCGCGCTGGCCGCCGTGGCGCCGCGCCTGGCGCTGAAGCGCCAGCAGGCGCGGATGGCGCTGGCTTTGTCGTCTGGCTACACCGCCGCGAGCTACGGGCGCCCCGGACTGGCCGGCTGGGGGCCGCGCGCCGCTGATGCCGACGGCGACACCAATACCGATTTGCCGGTGCTGCGCGCCCGCGCGCGTGACCTGGCACGCAATGCGCCGCTGGCCTCCGGCGCACTCAATACGATGGTCACCAACGTCGTCGGCACCGGCCTGTCCTGCCAGCCGTCGCCAGATGGCGAGGCGCTGGGGCTCTCCGATGAAGAGGCGCAGGCCTGGGCGGATGCCACCCTGCGCGAGTTCCGCCTGTGGGCGGAATCGACCGATTGTGACGCGACCCGCACGCAGACGCTCTACGGCCTGCAGTCGCTGGTGTTCCGCAGTGCGCTGGAATCCGGCGACGCCTTCGTGCTGCTGCCACAGGCCGCCCGGCCGCGCGCGCCGTATCGACTGGCACTGCAAGTGATCGAGGCCGACCGGATCTGCAATCCGGAGTTCACGCAGGATTCCGCGACCGTCGCCGCCGGGGTGGAGACCGATCCGCTCGGGGCGCCGGTGGCCTATCACGTCTGCCGGCAGCATCCCGGCACGGCGCGCAAGGCCGGCGACTGGAAGTGGGACCGGGTGACGGCCTACGGCAACGCCAGCGGCCGGCGCAATGTCCTGCATGTCTTCGACCGCCGCCGGCCGGGACAGCGGCGCGGCGTGCCGGTGCTGGCGCCGGTCATCGAGCCGCTGAAGCAGCTGCAACGCTACACCGACGCCGAGCTGCAGGCCGCCGTCATTTCCGGGATGTTCGCGGTGTTCGTGAAGATGGACCCGGAGGCGTTCCACGACATGTTCGATCAGGCCGGGAAATCGGCCTATCTGCAGAGTGCGATGGGCTGGGACGGGACGATTAACGGCGGCGAGCTGGACGGCGCCGGCAAAGCGATCAACCTGCTTCCAGGCGAGTCGGTCGAGTCGGCCAATCCGGGTCGGCCGAATGCGCTGTTTGACCCGTTCGTGCAGGCCATCGTGCGGCAGATCGGCGTCGCACTGGAATTGCCGTTCGAAGTCCTGATCAAGCATTTCACCGCCAGCTACTCGGCGGCGCGTGCCGCACTGCTCGACGCCTGGCGCTTCTTCCGGGGCCGCCGCGACTGGCTGGCGACGGTGTTCTGCCAGCCGGTCTACGAAGCCTGGCTGGAAGAGGCTGTGGCGCTCGGGCGGGTGGCCGCGCCGGGATTCTTCGCCGATCCGGCGATCCGGCGGGCGTGGTGCCAGGCGATCTGGGTCGGCGACGGGCCGGGCAGCATCGACCCGCAGAAGGAAGTCGGCGCAGCGAAGGAGCGCATCGATTTGGGGATCAGCACGATCGCCGCCGAATCGATCCTGCACGACGGCGTCGACTGGCGCATCAAGCACAAGCAGCGCGCCGTGGAGAACGACGCGCGGCGCGAGGCGGGGCTGCTCGCCGCGCCGGTGGCCGCACCGGTTACGGCAGCGGCAAAAGAGGAAACGGAAGAGGATGACCCGGACGGCGAGTCCGCGCCGGATAAAGCGCCGGTCGAGAAGGCCGAGGTGCATCACCACCACATCAACGTCACCGTGCCGCCCGCGCAGGTGACGGCGAACATCCAGGTGCCCGAATCGAACATCACGGTAGAGGCCGTGATGCCGGCCGCCGAGCCGCCGGTAGTGAATATGACCGTTCCCGCCGCGCCGGCCCCGGCGGTGAATGTCTCCGTCGAGCCGACACCGATGACGCTGGAAGCCACGATCAACGCGCTGGCCGCGCCGGCGCAGGTTGTCGTGCAACATCCGCGCCGTGCGGTGCAGACCGTCGAGCGCGATCCGGACGGGGAGATCAAGGCCACGGTGACGCGGTATGACATGGATTCGACGGAGGAAGCATGACGGACACGCAACTATTGACCCTCTCCGCGCAGCTCGTCGCGGTCCTCTTCGGCACGCTGATTGCTGTTCTCGCTTGGATGGGAAACAAGCTCTACGTGAAGTTGGAAGACATGTATGAAGTGTTCTCCGACTTGCGCAAGGAGATTCACGACATTCAGATGAATCTCAAGGAGGAGATCGGCGAAATACGCGGGCGCGTCACGCGGTTGGAAGAGCGGTGCCGCTTCGAACATGACGCGAGGGCGCAGTGATGAGTTTTGACGACTGCTTGGCCTTCGTCCTTCGCTGGGAGGGCGGATTTGTCGATGATCCTGACGATCGTGGCGGTGCGACGAACAAAGGAATCACGCAGGCCGTTTATGACGAGTGGCGCGAACGAAAGCACTACGACAAGCGCAGCGTGCGAGAGATCGAGGACGGCGAAGTCAAGCAGATCTACCTCGAACAATACTGGCGTCCGTCGCGTTGCCAGGCGCTGGACTACCCGATGTCGCTGATCCTGTTCGATAGCGCGGTGAATCACGGCGTTGGCCGGGCGGTGAAGATCCTGCAAGACGCATTAAAAGTAACTCAGGATGGAGTGTTCGGCCCAAAGACGATGGCCGCGTACGACTACCTCGAGGAATGCCACGGCACGTGCCACATCGCAGGTTCGTATCTCGCGGCACGTGAAGAATTCTACTTCCGCATCGTCGATTCAAGGCCGGAGCAGGCGAAATTCCTGCGCGGCTGGATGAACCGGCTGTCTGATCTTCGCAAGGAGGCGAAACTGTAATGGACCCGCTGACCATTTCAGGAATTCTCGGGATTGGCGGGAAGCTTATCGACAAGTTGTTCCCTGACCCGGAGCAGAAGGCCAAGGCACAACTCGAACTGCTCAAGATGGAGCAGGCCGGCGAACTCGACGAGATGAAGACGCGCCTCTCCGCGATCATCGCCGAAGCGAACAGCGCCGATCCGTGGACATCGCGGGCGCGTCCGTCGTTCTTGTACGTGGTCTATGTCTTGCTGTTGTGGTCCATCCCGATGGGGATTCTGACGATCTTCAAGCCGGACGCGGCATCGACCTTCACGCAGGGCTTTGGCGCGTGGCTGAAGGCGATCCCGGAAGAGATATTGACCCTGTTCGGCGTGGTGATGACCGGCTATGTCGTCGGGCGCTCGTGGGAAAAGACGAAGGGCATCAAGTGATCTTCCGCTCCGTCTTCGACCTGCGCGACTACGCCGACCGGCTGATCAATCTCGGCCTCGGCAGCGCCCAGCCGATGCTCGACCGGCGCGGATGCGAGTGCGCGCGGAGTCCGGTGGCGCTGGGTGATCCCGGCGACGGTGAGCGGGTGAGTGCTGATGGAAGCATGGTGTATTTGACGTGCCGGAGGATGGAACCATGAACTACACGGTATCGCAGCGCATCCTGATCAACCTGACGCAACTGCTGTGTCAGGTCTGGTTCGGAGCAATCAAGGGCGAGCAGACGTACCCGGATGAATCGACCAGCGCGTTCGTTTTTCGCACCTGCAAGTGGCGCTGGATCAAGTGGATCAACTGGCTGTTCGACGATCCGCAGCACTGCCGTAATGCCTACGAGAGCGAGAAAACAGGCGCGCAGAACGCGCCGGAGTATCGGGCGAAATTTGACGAGGAATCGGCATGAGCACCTGGCAAGTCACGAAGCGGCTGACCGGCGAAGTCGTCTATGCCTACACGGCAGACGAGCCGGTGGAATGGCCTGGAATGGAGTTCGCAACGCACAATCACCTGCTGCAAGTGCCGGAGGTTGAGCCAGATACGACGGATGCGGACTGGCGGATCTACGTCGGTGCGTTCTTCGACCGTTTCGGATCGGAGAAGATAAGCATCCTCGCCTCGGAAGACGCAGTTGTTCAGGCGCTCGTCAAAGATGCCAGCGTACGCCAGTACATCGGCCTGAAGGAGCGCCGCGACGAACTGGCGCAGATGATCGGCGTGCTCGTCGCTAAGGGATTTGCACTCGACGCGGCGTCGATCCTCGACACGGAACCGACTGACGCGGAGCGGTTCGTTTAATGGCGACTGTTCGCTCCCTAGTCTGCTGGGGAGGTCGCACCGGGAAATCGGTGACGGCCTCGAACTCCGGCGGATTGATCTTCACGTCGACCAATCATGGCTTGCGCGACGGGACCGCGTTGATGTTCTCCGGGACGACGCTTCCGGGGAATGTCTCATCGATCGTTCCGTATTACACACAGTCTCTGTCAGCAAACACGTTTGCGATCTACACCGAGCCGGAACTTACCAATCGTGTAGCATGGTCATCGGCGGGGTCTGGAGTGTACGCGAAGTCGAAGAAGATGCTCGACTACTTCGCGCAGTATCCGGGCCGGTGGGGTGATTCAGGAAGCGAGCGGTGTTATGACGGACTCGCATCGTTTCAAGTAGCACGTGTATCGGCGGCAGCGTCGCTAGATATTGAAGTATGCGAGATAGGGCAAAGTTTTTTTGAGTACGCCTCTGCAGTAGTAACAATAAACATTCCGTGCGCAGGAACTGTAATCGCCCCGGAAATTGATGGGGTAAAAACCGAGGCGTGGCACGCCGGAGTGTACGGTGCAGGCTACACGTTTGTGTGCAAGTCTGAGATATACAACTATGGGCTTGTTTTGTCCGGTGTGTATCAAGAGTTTCGTGACGTAAGTGTGATGCTATATGCAAATAACCAGAATGGGATAGCTATCAATGGTTCACTGGGTATCTACCGAAATCTTTTCGTGTATGCGATAAGCGGGGGGGCCTCATCACAAGCGGGTATAAGCATTAACGGGAACGGCTGTGTTGTAGAAAACAACGTGATTGCTAATATCAGAGGCACAGGGGTTAATTTCACTCAATACAATTCCGCTGCAAATACGGTGTCTGGAAATCTTGTCGTTAAATGCACTTCTGGTTTTGTTAGAAATACCAGCGGCGGAGCGAATTACATATTCAACAATATGGCGGTTGGGAACACCACGAACTGGGGCGCTCAACCGAGCGGATTATATTCGGCTGGCAATAACTACGGAGAGTCGGGTGATTCTCCGTGGTATGTCGGAACGGACACGTCAATTAAGACGTTGACGGCCGATAACTCTACCTTCGCTGACTACGCAAACAACGATTTCCGGCCAGCATCAGCAAGCGCGCCGCAGGTCGACAATGCGGCGGTGTTATCCAGGATGCGATTGTTCGACATAGGTGGCAAGGAGCGCCCGAACTACAACAATGGCGATACTGAAGGGATCGACGGCGGTCCTTTCGAGTACGACCACGGATACGGGGATCATCCGATCACCGCGTCTCTCACGCTGACAGGCCTCGTATCCGGGACGGATGTCGTCGTTCGCTCCGCAGGAACCAGCACGATCCTCGATTCCGTCGATTCAACCTCGGGCAACTGGACCTATACGTACGGATCGGCGCACAACGTCGACATCGATGTCATCAAGCCTGGGATGGTCATTGTCACCTTCCGCAACCTCGCCCTGACCGCTGCCGGGGCAACGCTGCCCGTCTCGCAGCAGTACGACAGAAACTATTCGTAAGGAGCCATCATGGCGAAGATCACCACACGCGCAGGACTCAACGTCGGGACGGAACTGACTATCGATGAGCCGAACCGTACCTTCACGCTGAATGTCGCCGGGAACCTTATGGCGAAAGACGGCGTGACGCTGCAGGCGCTCTACTCGAAGTTCTCCGACCTGTGGGCGACACTCACCTATCAGGACAGCCCGTTCCCGATGAACGCTATCGATGCGCTTTCCGGCCAGTACTATTTCGGCGTGGATGCTGGCGGGAACTACAACGGCTGGAAGCCGGCAGACGACGCAACAAGGAACATGCTCCGCGACGGAGGTTGGCGCGAGTACTCCGCTGCCGGCGTCCTGAACCGCGAATACTCCGGTTTCGTCGGTCTTGGCACGATCAATGATGGGGCGCAGCCCTACTACCATCTAGCTGCGACGGACGCCCCGACGAACTTCGTGTTCGATGACCAGTTCAACCTCGGCGTGCAGGTCTACGGCGACGCATCAAACGGAAACTTCGACAAGCGCACCTATGCGAAAGCCTATGTTCGCGAGTACGGGAAAAAATTCAAAGACTCGGTGTTGTCCGACACCGGCAAGACGGCAACAGGTGCGTTCCTCGTCAATTTCCTGATATCGAATGAGGACGATCTCAAGATCACGAACACGCTCGGGACGACGGATCAGGCGACCGGCGATGCGCTGATGAGCAGCGCACCGTATTCCGGGATCACCGTCAGCTACTACACCGCGAACCAGTCGCGCACGATCAACGGGGTGGCTTGCAACTTCAAGATCATCGTCGAAGGCAACGGGGCAACGCTGGAGCAGATTTACGCCAAGTGCCAGTACCTGCTTCGTCAGGCGACCGACATCAACACCAACGGAACGGCGGGCAGCAAGATCGGCAAGATTCAAGCAGCGTTGATGTCCTTCGTCGGCGATACGCTGGTCACGGCCAACTCGGTCTATATCGACAACATTCAGGCGACCGACAGCAACCGCATTGAGTTCTATGATGACAGCGGCACCAAGCGTACGAATCCGTATGTTGCAGCAGGCACGATGTATTTCAACGCGCCGCTGGTCGGGGCCGGATCGTCCTACCGGCTGATGTTCGCGGCCCCTCCCGGAGCAGGTGACGACTACGGCGAGGCGGGCGCGGTCACGGTCAATGATGCTTCGGGCGATCCAATCACGGGAACGATCAGTTCGGCGAGTTTTACCTTCGACTACGACTACGACGGCAACACGCAGGCGGGATTCACTGCCGGGACAGATCGGCCGGTGGTCCTGATCGGCATCCGCCCCGGCTATGGGAAGTTTGCGGTCGCGACAGGCACGCTGACCCGCAGCAAGAGCATCAGCCTGTCTCTCGTCGCCGAAGCTGATCGGGCGTATGTCTGATGGCGATTACGTTCGATCCTGCTGCCAAGCGGATCATCCTTGACAGCATCAGTGTAACCGCCGAGGAGATTTTCTCCCGGTGGGAAGACTGGGCGCTGCTCTCTGATAACGCGAAGTACGGAGCGGTGATGACGCACGTCGGCGGGGATGACCTCGGCGGCGGGCTGTTCATCCCGAACTACATCTTCCTGCAGAACGGCTGGCGGGTGCGCCCGATGGAGGCGAATCACAACCTGAACATCACGGGCAATCTGTTTGTGGCAGGCGGTGGCGTACCTGTCGTCAATACGCTCGGCAACTACAACGTTGCGGTGCAGTACACAGTGCCGGTTCAGGCGCAAGGGATTGCGACTGAGGGGGGTACAGGCCCCACCGCCGAGGAGATCGCCGCCGCTATCCTCGCCGCGCTGCAAGGGACGACGATCCCGGTCGACACGAGGAAGATGAACGGCGCCGACATCATCGGCACCGGCAGCGAAGCCGATCCGTGGCGGGGCGTCGGTGTTGCTCCGTAGATCATTCTCAGCGAAGTCGTTCAAGCCGCTGTCCTGGCGGCTGATCCCGGACGACGAGGAGACGCCGCGTCAAGCCGTCTATCCCGGCGCCTGCTTCCCCTTCGGTTCGACATCTGAACTGATCCGCCTCCGGCGCAAGAAAAAACGCCGCGACGCCGACCTGCTGCTCCTGGGGATCTAGCGTCGTCCTCGTCTCATTTTCCCCCTGAATTTGAGACAGCCGAATCCGTAATCTGCAAGCAGTTCATCAAAGGCGATGCCATGAGACTGCTTGACGTGATTACCGCGCCGTGGGCGATCCAGCCGGAAAAGCTGCTGGAAATCCAGGCCATCTATGCCACGCACATGCGCGGCGAGAAGATCGACATCGAGGCCGTCGAAAAACGCCTCGGCCGCCCTCTGGCCAATGAGCAAAAATCCTACGACATCCGCGACGGCGTGGCCGTCATCCCCGTTTCCGGGGTGCTGGCCAAGCGCGCCAACCTGATGACGCAGGTCTCCGGCATGTCCTCCTCCGAGCTTATCGGCCGCGACCTCCGGCAGGCCGTTGACGACCCCGCCGTCGAGGCGATCGTGCTGGCCGTCGATTCCCCCGGCGGGACGGTCGATGGCACGCAGGCGCTGGCCGGCATCGTCGCCGCCGCTTCCGCGCAGAAGCCGGTGCTGACCTGGGCGGACGGCTGCATGTGCAGCGCCGCCTACTGGATCGGCGCGCAGGCCGGCGCCGGCAGCCTGTACATCGCCGCCGACACCGTGCAGGTCGGCTCGATCGGCGTTGTCGCCACGCATACCGACATTTCCGGCCAGCAGGCCGCCGAAGGCGTCAAGACCACCGAGATCACCGCCGGAAAGTACAAGCGCATCGCCAGCCAGTACGGGCCGCTCAGCGAAGACGGCCGCGCCAACATGCAGGCGCAGGTCGATTACCTCTATTCCGTCTTCGTCGCCGACGTCGCCAAGGCCCGCGGCGTTTCCGAAGACACCGTGATTTCAGACATGGCCGACGGCCGCGTCTTCATCGGCCAACAGGCGATCGCCGCCGGACTCGTGGACGGTGTTTCCACGCTCGACGGCGTGATCGCCCTGGCCAAGCAACGTGCTGCCGGTGCTGCAGCCAGTTCCGCAAACCCACTCCCGCCGCTGCGGGCAGAAGGAGAAACCATGGATCGTGAATCCATCCTCGCGCAAGCGCCCGAGCTGGCCGAAGCTTTCCGTCAGGAAGGCGCCGCCGCCGAACGCCAGCGCATCGCCGACGTTGAGGCGCAAGCGCTGCCCGGTCACGACGCCCTGATCGCCACGCTCAAGGCCGATGGCAAGACCACCGGCCTGGAAGCCGCCGCGCAGGTGCTCGCCGCAGAGCGCCAGAAGCTCGCCGGCATGGCCCAGCGCCTCGCCTCCGATGCCCCCGCGCCGGTGCCGCACGCCGACGCGCCGCAGGAGCAGACGACGGCTGCCGACCCGCGCCAGGCGCTGCATGAAAAAGCCAAGCAGTACCAGGCCGATCACCCCGGCACCGACTATCTCGCCGCGCTGGCGGCGGTCTCTGTTTAAGGAGCAGCCATGTCCGCACAATCCATTCCCGTCTTGACCCTCACTGTTGCGCTGGCCGGCACGGTCGCCGCCAATCGTTTTGTCATCCCGGCCGGCACGCAGGCCGGCGCCGATGCCAACACCCTCGGCGTCTGCCGCACGGCGGGCGTCTCCGGCGACAAGGCCCCGGTTGACGTGCTCGGCACCGCTGTCGTCGAAGCCGGCGCGGCGATTTCCGCCGGTGCCTCGCTCAAGTCCGATTCCTCGGGCCGCGCGATCACCTGGGCGTCCTCCGGCGCCAAGGTCGGCATCGCCCTGCAGGCGGCCACCGCCGCCGGCCAGTTCATCGAAGTCCTGCTCATCCCGAACGTCGCGTAACGCGGAAAGGAAAACTCCATCATGGGACAACAAACCCTCGCACAAGCCCGCGTCATCGATCCGATCCTTACCGAGATCGCGCAGGGCTACCAGAACGCCGAGATGGTCGGCATGACCCTCTTCCCGTACGTGCCGGTAATGCAGCGCGGCGGCAAGATCATCTCCTTCTCGAAGGAAGATTTCGCGCTGTACAACACGGCGCGCGCGCCGGGCGCGAATACCCGCCGCGTGCAGTTCGGCTACACCTCTGGCAGCTACGCGCTGGAACAGCACGCGCTCGAAGCCGTGGCGCCGTGGGAACACCAGCAGGAAGCCTCCAACGTGGCCGGCATCCAGCTGGCCAGCATGGCCGTGCGCAAGACGCAGAACATCATCGCCCTGCGGCTGGAGAAGGCACAGGCCGATCTCGCGACGACCGCCGCCAGCTACGCCTCGACCAACAAGGTGACGCTCTCCGGCACCTCGCAGTGGTCTGACTATTCCGGCACCTCGGCCCCGTCAAAGGACATCGAGACGGCCAAGGACGCGATCCGTGCGCAGATCGGCAAGCGCGGCAACACCGTGCTGCTCGGCGCGGCCGTCTGGAAAGCGCTGCGCCAGCATCCGGCGATCATCGACCGCATCAAGTACACCGGCCGTGACGTGGTGACCACCGACCTGCTCGCCGCGCTGTGGGGCGTTGATCGCGTCGTTGTGGGCGATGCGGTGTATGCCGACGAGTCCGGCACGCTGGCAGATGTCTGGGGCAAGTTCGTGATCGTTGCCTACACCAAGATCGGCAGCGTTGCCGACCTCGGCGAGCCGTCCTACGGCTACACCTACCGTCTCGATGGGGCGCCGTACGTGGAACAAGGCTACCAGGACCGCAACGCCAAGTCGGACGTCTATCCGGTGACTGACGAAGTGGCGCCGGTACTCACCGCGCCGCTGTCCGGCTATCTGATCTCGGCGGCGGTGGCCTGAGCATGGCCAAGACGACCTATAAAGTCGTCGAGCCGATCCGTCACGACGGGGACGACCTCCCCGTCGGCGCGGAGGTGGCGCTCGACAAAGACACCGCCCAGCCGTTGCTCGACGCCGGCGCGCTGGCGCCAGTGGAAAAACCGGCGAAGGGTGCGTGATGCCGTTCGATGCCGAGGATCTGGCCGTGTTCTTCGATGCCGACATGCCGGGCCATGTCCTGGCCGAGATTTCTGGAACGCCGTTTGACGCGCTGTTGCGCGGCGCCGATAAAGACGTCTTCGGCGACGTGCGCATCGGCACGCACCGGCTGCGCTACTTGCAGACGGTCAGCCTCGCGCCGAATGACACCATCACCATCGCCACCGGGCTCCACGCCGGAACCTACACCGTCCACGGCCTGCCGCAGCGGATCAACGCGGCCGAGTTCTCGGCGGAGTTGGTGAAACAATGAGCTTCGACCTTTTCACCCAGCAGCAGACGCTCCTCTCCCGCCTGGCGCCGCACGCCGGGGCGATCGTCATCGCCGACACCTTCTCCCCGGTCGATCTGACCGTCGAAGGCGCGGCGACGGTCGGCGCCCAGCTGCAGTTTGTCGAGTTCTCGCCGGTCGGGCAGAGCGGCACGGCCGCGCTGCATCACGCGCGCTGGAGTTTTGACCTGTACGTCGACACCGGCCGCGCCAGCACGGCAGACAAGACGGCGGCTTGCGCGCTGTTCAGCAACGCACTGGCGGCGCTGATCGGCTGGGAGGTTTCACCGGGGCGTTTCATTTCAACGGCAGACGGGCAGGACAACGGACTTGACGGCCGCGTGCTGCGGCTTTCCTTTGGTTTCAACGTGCCGGTCTATCTGGCCGGCTAATTCAGGAGACACACCATGTCAGCATTTGTCGGTAGCGGAAAAATCAAGGTGGCGCCGTTCGATTCTGGCGACAGCTTCGGCGCCCGCGCCTATGTCGACGTCGGCAATACCTCGGCGTTCCAATTCTCGTTTTCCGAAAACAAACAGGAACTGCGTGACTACCGCGACCCCTCCGGCGGCGTCGATGCCTCGGTATCGCGCATCGAGTCAGTAACCGGTTCGATGGATCTGCGCCACTTTACCGCCGACAACCTGGCGATGGCTTTGTGGGGCACGACTTCTGTACTCGCGGCAACGGCGATCACTGACGAAGCCCATGTGTGCTTCCTCGGCAAGTTCGTGCCGACCGACCGGCTGATTGATACCACCGTGGCGCCGGTGGTGAAGAAGGGCGCGGCGACGGTTGATACCGGTGACTACACGGTCACCGCCGGCGGCATCACCTTTGCCGATACGGTCACCACGTCCGGACTGGTTGATGAAGACGACATCACCATCAGCTATACGCCGCTCGCCGGAAACGATATCCAGTCGCTGATCAACTCGGCGCCGAACGTCTCGGTCTTCTTCGAGGGGATCAACGCGGTGACAGGAAAATACGCCAGCGTGCGCATGTACAAGTGCAAGCTCGGCGTCGCGGCGAACATCGGCCTGATTGGCGACGACTTCGGCACCCTGCAGGTGAGTTTTACCGTCGAGAAGGACGAGACGGTCACCGGCACCGGGACATCCAAATACTTCGCGCTGCAGCAGGCGAGCTAACCAATGCGGGCGACACGTATCGTCCGCGTCGGCGATCGCCCCGTCACGGTCAAGGAATTGACCGTCGGCGAGGTGCGCGCCTGGGTTGTCGACGTCGAAGCCGGCGCGACGATCGACCCGTTGCACGCGCTTGCGCTCGATGAGTGCAGCCTGTCCGATCTGGCGCGGATGAGCGACATCGCGGCGGCTGACCTTGAAGCGTATGCGCCGTCTGAACTGGCGGATCTCGTTGCCGCGTGCAAGGCGCTGAATCCGCATTTTTTCAGGGTACGGGCAGCGTTGGCAGCGACTGCCCGGACAATGATGGAGGAAGCCGCGCACTCGATCACGCCTGCTGCTGCCTCGTGACGCATGGCCACACGGGTGTTTTCGAGTATCCCTGGCGCACCTATTTAATCGCACTGGAGATTGCCAACCGTGGCTAGTGAAACAAAAGTCATCATCAGCGGAGACAGCAGCAGCGCCGTCTCGGCGGTGAACAAGCTGGGCCGCAGCCTTTCCGAGTTCGAAAAACTCGCCTCGAAGGCACTGGCCTTCTCCGGCTTCTCCTTCGGTACTGCCGAGATTGTGCGCATGGCCGACGAGTTCGGCCAACTCTCCTCGCGCCTGCAGCTGGCGACGCGCTTCTCCGGCGACTACCAGCAGGTGCAGGCCGCGCTGTCAGCCACAGCCAACGATACCCGCGCCTCCTTGTCCGAGACGGTCGCGCTGTACACCAAGCTCTCGCCGGTCCTTTCCGCGCTCGGCAAGAACAGCCAGCAGTCGGTCGGCATCATCGCAACGGTGAACAAGGCCATCGCCCTGTCCGGCGCGAGTGCCGAAGCCTCGGCGGCCGGCCTGCTGCAGTTCGGCCAAGCGCTCGGCGCCGGGCGGCTGAACGGCGAGGAGCTGAACTCAATCCTGGAGAACACGCCGGGGCTGGCCGACGCCATCGCCGAAGGGCTCGGCGTCACCCGCGGCGAATTGAAGAAACTCGGCGCGGACGGAAAACTCAGCGCCGATGCGGTGGTCACCGCGCTGGAAAAGGTCAGCGCCCGCGTGAACGAGGATTTCGCCAAGATGCCGGTCTCGGTCGGCCAGTCGCTGCAGATGCTCAACAACGCGATGACCGAGATCGTCGGCGGCGCCGGCCAATCGACCGGCGCGATGGGCGGACTGGCGCGGGCGATCGTCGCGGTGACGCAAGGGATTCGCGACTTTGCCGCCTCGATCCAGGGCTCCGGCCTCGTTACCTTCGTCATGGAGGCAATCGACGGCGTGGCGCGGCTGTTCCGCATCGTCGGTGCGGGCTTCGGCGCCTGGGCGGCGGCCGGCGTCGCCGCGCTGAAGGGGAATCTGAGCGAGGCGAAGGAGATCCTGCGGCTGAACCGCGAGGACATCGCCGCGATCCTGTCCGAGCCATTGCAGCGCGACAAGGGACAGAAAGCGATCGTCGCCTCCGACAACGAGATCGCCCGGCAGCGCCTGGACATCGCGCAGAAGCTCGCCGCCAAACAGGCGGAACTCGCGCAGAAGCGGGCGATCGCCGAGGGCAAGGCCAGCGCCGACATCCTGCTCGACGACACCAAGCGCACCGACGTCCAGATCAAGAATGCCGAGAAGCTGCGCGACATGCTGACCGGCATGTGGGAGCAGTCACTCAAGGCCGCCAAGAGCGCCGGCGACGAAGCCGAGAAGCTGCTGGCCAAGGCCGCCGATACGCGCACCGCGGGTGCCGACAAGGCCGCCGCGTTGCGCCGCTCGGGACTGTCGGACGAGGAACAGCAGCAACAGATCACCACGCAGTACAACGACCTCGCCGACAGCGCCAATCAGTCCGCCTTGCTGGCGAAACTGGCCGCCAGCCAGGGGCGCACCGAGAACGCCGCCAAGCTCGCCGCGCAGGCCGAGAAGGATGCCGCCCGCGCCGCCAAGCTCGCCGACCAGATCAGCGATCCAGAGACCGCCGCCCGTGCGGTCGAGCAGGTGGCCGAGATCCAGGCGAGCTTGCTTGAACAGCAGGCCGCCGCAAAGCAGCAGGAGCAGGCGCGCTACGAAGAGCAGGCCAAGGCGCAACGCGAGCTGATCGGCGTGCTGGATGCACAAATCACTGAACTGCAGACCAAGGCCGCGAATATCAAGGTCCAGGCCGACATCACGGCCGCCGAGTCGGCGATTTCCGGTTTGAAGATGCAGCTTGATGCACTGCAGGACAAGACCGTAACGGTGACGGTCAATCAGGTCGGCAACGTGCCGGCGACGACCGGCGACACGACGACTACCGGCTATGCCGCCGGCGGCTACACCGGGCCGGGCGGCAAGTACCAGATGGCCGGGGTCGTCCATGCCGGCGAGTTCGTCAACCGGCAGGAAGTCGTCAGGCAGCCGGGCGCACTGGCCTTCCTCAACCGTTTCAACCGCGTCGGCATGGCCGCGCTGCGCGGCTACGCCACCGGCGGGCTGGTGACGCCGCGCACCGCCGCGCCGGTGGCGTCAGCGACGTTCAATTTCCCCGGCATGGGTAGCTACCCGGTCAGCATGGCACCGGATGTCATGGGCGAACTGCAGACCGCTTTCAAACGTGAAGCACTCAAGCGAGGGGGCCGGCGATGATGATCCTCAAAATCGGCGCGCTGGAGATTCCCACGCTCGCCGCGCTGGATATGGAACAAGCCTACGCGCCGATCGGCGGCGAGGCGATTTTTCGGACGGTATCCGGCACCGGGTTGAAGCAAAGTACCTGGCAGAAGACACAGATTACCACCAGCGGATCGGGCTGGCTTCCGGCAGGGCTGGACACGCTGGACACCACGGCGCAGCTCGTGCTCGCCTGCATCGTCCCGCGCTCCGTTCCTGCGACCTTCGCCACACGGCAGGCGACCTTGCCCGCCGCGCGCCGGTCGGATGTCGGTCACACGCCGTGGGGCGTGGCGTTCCTCTCCGACGGTTCGCCGGTTATCACCGCCGCGACACTGGCCGGCGACGTGGCCACGCTTGATGCGGTCGATGGCGCCGTCGCGTACCAGGCGCTCTACCTGCCACAATTTACCGTTTGGGCGAGCCGGCCGACCGACAGCGGCACACGCAGCGATGCGTCGTACCGCTGGGAACTCGTCTGCGAGGAGGTGTAAGCGATGGCACTCGCCCTCGGCCTGCACTTTGATGGCACCAACAACAGCACGACGTTCACCGACGAGGCCGGCAAAACCCCGTCCTCGACCTATGGCGCGATCATCTCGACGATGCTCGCCGCGCCGCTCACCGGAAACACCACCAGCGCCTATTTCGACGGCTATGCGTCGACCAAGCACCATATCACCTATGCCGCCAGCGCCGATCTGAATGCCTTCGGTTCGGCAGACTACTCGATTTCCGGCTGGGTCTATTCCGCTGACTGGCTCAGTTATCAGGTTATTTGCTACGGCGGCGATAGCGGCATTTCCCTTTACATCGAGGATTACGCGCTCAAGCTTGAGGTTGGCGGGGATGTCATCATCTCCGTGACGCTCACCGAGCCGGCGATCTACGATAACAACTATTTTGCATTGTGGCGCGTCGCGGGGACGACCTACCTATCGGCCAACGGGGCGACGCCGACGACAGTAACGACGGCCTATTCGATCAACGACCCGACCGCCGAGTTTGTCATCGGCCGCTACAGTTCGAGTAGCGGCGGCCTGGCCGGCTTCCTTGATGATCTGATGATCACCACGGGGGATAGCCAGTTCACCACCACGGCACCCGTTCCGTCGTCGCCGTTTGTCTATGTCGCCCCGCCGGCCAGCGGGGAAGAAATCACCCTGCCGATTTCGATCACGGTCTATGACGGCAACGTAATCCAGGTGCCGATCGCCGTCACCACCGTGCCGCATGGGAATGCCTCGCTGCCGCTCGCCGTCTCCGTGGTGCCGGCCTCCCTGCTTTCCGGCGAAGCCTCCGTTTGCCTTGGCGTCGGCGCCGCCGCCGTCTGGACGCCGGTTGTTACGCTCGACGGCGTCGATATCACGGCGCAGGTCGTCGGCGAGATCCGCGTCGAGGCCGACGAGGGCAGCGCCCGCATCGCCGAGTTCGTCATCCGCCCGGCCAGCGGCACCGCCGTGAGCCTCGCCGGCTGGACCGGCCGCGATGTCACCATCGATGTCGCGGACAACAGCAGCGGCACGCCGGCCAACGCCATGCGCCTGTTCACCGGGGTTGTCGATGCGCCGGACCTCGACCCGATCAACCGCACTATTTCGCTCTCCTGCACCGATGACCTGCAGGGTATTTGCCAGTTCATGTGCAACGCCGATCTGCTGGCGGTCATCGGCGGCTACGAATCCTCCGCCGTGTTTGATTCGGCGGCGATCGGCTGGGCGTATGCGCAGGACCGGCTTTCCACTGTGGCCGCCTCTCTGGATATCTCACCCTATGGCCAGTTACGCCTCACGGCCTGGACGGCCAAGGATACGCCGGACATCACGCTCGATGATGACCTGATCGGCGACGGCACGCTGGATGTGCAGATCGCCGAACGCTCGGCGCTGACCAACGAGGTGAACATCGAGTTCGATTATCGCTTCCCGCGCGTTAAAGCCGAGTGCTACGGGGTCAGCTATACACTGGTCGATATGACCGGGTTCGCCCAGTTCGTGCTCGATGGAAGCTGGTTCCTGCAGCGTTCGCAAGTCGAGGCCGCCATCGAGAGTGCCGGCGGCACGATCGAGGCGATCACCTATACGCCGCTGCCGACGTGGATCGTCGCCGTCGGGTCCGGCTATTTCACCCCGTCGGACGCGGATCTCGAACTGTGCATGGGCTTTACGGCAGATGTTAGTTTCGACTACACGCAGACGGTCGAGGAGCAGCACCTGATCCGCGTCTATAACGCGTTGTCGATCGAGGCCATTGGCCTGCGCACCGACACGCTGACCGGCGCGCTGGAGGGTGATTATCCCGACCTTGTCGCGGTCGAGACCGGCATCACCCTGTACAAAAAGGAGATCACCGGCACGCCGCCGAAGAACAAGGCCGTGGCAGTCAGTTCGGCAACTACCAGTGTCACCGCAACAGTGACCGAAGAGACCGACCGCGCCGCGGCGAACAAGGCGATGGAGGCGCTGATCGCCATTGCCAAGACCAAGATCCACGCCAGCCATCGCGCCAGCCGCGTCTCGGCGACGGTGCCGCTGATTCCGGCGCTCGATGTCGACAAGACGGTGCGCATCGAGGCCGACGGCCTGACGGCGCAGGGCAAAGTCGTCTCGGTGGTGCATTCGCTGTCACCCGAGACCGGGCTGGCTACCAGCGCCGTCACGCTCGCCCTGTGTTCGCTGGCCGGTGTCGGCATTACCCACGACCAAGACCCGACCACCGCGCCGGACGGCACCGATGATACGACCACCACGCTCGGCGGCACGGTCGATGTCACCTACAACTACGGCGCCAGCGAAGACCACGTCATCACGATCACCTTCCCGGAAGTCGATGAGGCCGAACGCAACCTCGCCGAAATCGAACTGCCCTCGGAGATCGCTGCGCCGATCGACGAGGACGAATTCACCTTGACCCTGTGAGGCACCTATGGCGCTGACCTTTACCTTTTTCGCTGATGCCGGCCTCTCTCAGGTGGCCAGCAACATCGCCGCACTACAGGCCACCGACGGCACCAGCCCGGCCGTCGATCGCGTCGTCTATCTCGGCTCGACCACGGCCGATGTGGTGCTGCAGGCGTTCTCCGATCCCGGCGTCGATCCGATCACCGTGAGTCTCGTGGATGCCGCCACCGGCAGCGGCGTCGAGGCCGCGCATGTGAGCCTGGCGACAACGCAGGCGGGGCTGGACAGCGCCACGCCGGGGGCGAGTATCGACCTGGCCGCGCAGATTACCTCGGGCAGCGGCAACGCCGCCGCGATTTGGCTACGCATCGATACCCCGGCGCTGTCTGCCGGCACCTACACCGACCTGACGCTCTCGACGGGCGAATGCGTGGAGTCCGCGGCGTGACAATCGGCGCCGATACGCTCTCCCGCTATATCCGCGCGCTGGCCGAACTGAAGAACGGAGGCACGCGCGAGAACAAGACGCTGCCGTCGGCGCCCTCGGCCGCCGAAATTCCGGCGCGTACCGGGTCGAGTGCCCGCGTGGCCACCGGCACCGGGACCGGCACGATTGGCGCGTTGCTGGTCGAGACGGCCTACGCCGATCGCACCTTCCACGACGCCGTCAATATCAGCAGCACCGACGGGCTGTTTACGCTGAAGATCCTGCCCGTCAAAACCGTGAAATTCGCCGACACCTCGGCGAACATCGTTGTCCTCGAATACAAGGCGCCGACATGAACGACGGCGAGACGTACGACCTCAACGAGATCGAGCGATTCGGCGACCCGTGGCACGGCCTCGTCAAGGGCGGCGTCATTGAACTGCCGAACAGCAGCACACGGGATCTCGCCGGCGAAACGCCGGTGGGCGGCGACTGTTTCCGGGTGCAGCGCCCGAGCCAGGCGGCGGTAACGACCTCATCAGCGGACGCCGC